GTATTAGACCAAGACCCCTTACAAAGGTTCACAAAATGGGCAATCATGTTGGTAAATTTTTAAAAATTAGAAAAGATATCAAAAATGGCAAATTATAGTTTGTATATTAGAGAGCTTATGAAAGATTATAAGTTAATGAGTAGGGCAAATTTTTTAGTTTTGCACTCCGAACAAGAGTACCAAACTGCAAAAAGAGAGATAGAAAAAAAAGAACATGAACAAAAAATAGATGGGTTGAGATATGGAAATAATAACAGACCCTAACGACACAATTTATTATATAATTTTGTTTCTAACTGCTTTCTGGGTATTATTTTTTTACTTGCGATAAGTCTTTTATTGACATAATTGTTTAGTATGAAAAAAGCCGAGAGTTTATTGTGGCAACAAATTAAAAAACTTAAGTTAAATGGTCAAATTTTTCGCATAGAAAGTAAAACAATTAACGGAATTCCCGACATTTATTACTTATCAAATGGGCGTTCAATTTGGATTGAATTGAAAGCTAATGATAGCAAGAATTTAGGTCTTTCAAAGTACCAAATTAATTGGCATATCAAACATTTTAAGAATGGCGGAACTTCTTTTATTCTGCAAAAGTGCCTCTTGCACAGAGAACTCAAATTATTTCAAATTCGTGGTACGAGGGACTTGCACCTAGTTGCACAAGGCGAAAATTCGAGCTTCGTGCTTCGTGTTCTTTTTGACCGAATGATTTGGAAGCATTAACCACGCTCCACGCTTCACCAAAACCCCAACGGCGCTTCGCGCCGTTGGGGTTTTGTGTTTTTAAATTAATTTAAAAATGAATAACTGACTGCGCATATGGAACTTTGCGCATTACCTTTTATTAACATTATTATTTGAGAAATGAATAATAGACCTTGTATATGGCGATTTTCGCCATTCCTTATATTAACATTTTGAATCGCTGACTATGCATATGGCCTTATAGAGAATCGTGTCCCGGGGAAAAAATTTAAAAAATAAAAAAAAATTTGACCCAAAGTGAACATAAAGTTTTGTAAAAAATTGTTGACTTTGGATTCAATGGGATTTAATAAGATATTGAGCTAATTCGAATAGCATTGGCAAGGGTAGCACAAGATCCCCCCGATGTGGATTAGCTCCTAAACTAACAAAAGGAGAAAAAAATGAAAAAAAATACAATTGTAAACTTTGATGGAAAAAAAATAAAAATTCCATTTGATATTTACGTGAACCCTAAAACAGCTAAAGAGCTGGACACGGTAGAGAATCCATTCACTGGAAAAAAAGCAATTCTGCCAAAATTTGCTACAGCTGTTTACGATGTAATAAAGGGCTCAGAGCAGCTGTATAATTCTGGAATACTAGATGCAGCTAAAACAATGAATAAAGGACGTGTATTTTTTCAGAAGTATTTTACTAATGAATATTACACGTTATTGGACTAATGAGTACGTTACAAAAAAGACAAACATGTCAGGACCTGGTAGTCAAAAAATACCGAAGTAGACTGGTAGATCTGCAGGCTGCATCTGATTATTTTTCAATTGAAAAAGAATCAGCCAGAGCTGCACATGACTGGCACGAGGATCTAAAACATTTTGAGGACTATTATGACTATGTTAACCAGCTTGGTCTAAGCTTTGATTTCGTAGCTGCAGATGCATCTGAAGGCCGATCTTGTGGTTACTGGAGGTGGCAGCTGTCGACAGGTGGTCCAGGGGATGAGTTCAGGATCTTCACCGATATCCAAAAAAAAATCGATCGGATTGAATATGTTTATCTTGATTGGTTCGATGTCGCGAGTCACGAGGTTCGTGACATCCCAGCTGCGCTGCGAGATGCTTTGGAGTGGTTCTTAGAATTTAGCAGCTATGATCAGGAAGGAGAGCAGATATGAATAAATTTCTAGCGCTGCTCATGCGCTTTGTAATATTCTTTCCTGGAACCTGCGGAATCATTCTCCTGATACTGATTCTTTTTTAAGGTGTTCAAAATGGGTTTTTAGTATTGCGATTCATCTCATTATATCTTATTATAATGAGATGAAAACAAACGGAGGAAAAATATGACAATAACTGTGAACTTAAATAATGATCCAGTAAAAATAAAAACTTTACAAATCGGATCTTTATTAATAGCGCTAAAAAGTGAGGCCTTAAATCCTGGAGGTTTAAGATTTTACCGAGGTTCAATAATTAAGAAGTTAAAGAAATATTTTCCTGAACTACCTAGAACAAAAATGGCAGCGTATAACCATTTAAAAAAATTAGGATATTATTCTTAATTTCTCCAACCCCGGGCCACCCCCTGGCCCGGGTCCCCTTTCCAAGGCTCAATTGGCCACAAAAAAAAGAAAAAAATTTTTTTTAATTTTTTTCCTTTATTTTTTTATAGTTAGTATTATTTACGTTTACATTGTATAATAAATAGAAGTAGTGTATCCTGAAACGAAATGGGGACCCACACAGAAAATACACCGAATAAAGACGTTGATCTTTTAACCACAGACCAGCTTCGTTTGAGGCTCGAAAAGACGTGGATACAACATATTAAATTATGTCAGGATAATTTCTTATATTTTGTTAAGAATGTTTGGCCTGACTTCATCTGTAGAACAGATAAGGACCCGGATAACTGGGGCCACCATCAACATATCGCAAGTGAGTTTACAAAAATTGCTAAAGAAAAAAAAGGAAGGCTCATCGTAAATATGCCTCCACGACATACCAAGTCTGAATTTGCATCCATATACTTTCCTGCATGGATGATTGGTAAGTATCCTAAAATGAAATTAATGCAGGTATCACACAACGCAGAATTATCAGCAAGGTTCGGTGCGAAGGTAAGAAATTTAATTGATAGTAAGGAGTATAAAGAAATCTTTGGAGATGTTAAACTCAGAGAGGATAGTAAGGCAAAAGGACGTTGGGAGACCAATCATGGTGGAGAATATTTTGCAGCGGGGGTAGGCGGTTCTATCACAGGACGAGGGGCGGACTTACTTATTATCGATGACCCACACACGGAACAAGATTCTTTATCTGATTCCGCAATGGAGAGAACTTACGATTGGTACTTGTCAGGACCAAGACAACGTTTACAACCGGGAGGCTCTATTGTTTTAGTTATGACACGTTGGGCAGAAGATGACTTAACAGGTCGTTTAATAAAAGCACAATCAGAACCTAAAGCAGATAAATGGGAACAAATATCTTTTCCTGCAATTTTAGATTCAGGTAATCCAGTTTGGCCTGAGTATTGGAACATCGAAGAACTAGAGAAAGTTAAGGCTTCGTTATCCGTGAGAAATTGGTCCGCTCAGTACATGCAAAATCCTACATCAGAAGAAGGTGCAATACTCAAAAGAGAATGGTGGCAGCCATGGGAATACGA